AATTCGCTAAAAGGTTGAGAAGCACGTTTCCATGACATTTCTGGTCTGCGCGGCAGGCGCACCCAAGGACTTTGCCCTTCAATTCGGGTAGGCGGGCCATCAGCTCAGGTTGGCGCGGCAGCCATTCCGCGTATTGCGCGATCACTTCCGCACGGGTTCCGTGAATGCCGATGATGAATGGGTTGCCCCATGGGCCATTGTTAGACCTCGTGATGTCTACGTCATAGCCCGCCTCGCCCTTTTGCACTCTCAGAGGCTTTGCCACAGGACAAGATCAGCTTAGAGCGCCAACGCCCATTTTGTCAGGCGCGCCGTCAGCTTTCCCGTGTAAAACGCGCCGACTCCCGTGAGGAAAAGCACAATGGCGGTTTGAGTCGCGCTGAGATTCAGCAGCGGAGAATTAGTGGTGAAAAAACTAACGATTGTGGTGGTGGTGTTCATTTCGAGAGAAATCCTACACCATTTTGACCAGCCGTCAAGAGAAATCTGACGATATCTATCCTCGCTGCTCTTTCTCAAGTGCCCTACAGCGGGCCTGTTCCTCGCGGGTCAGGGCGCGGCCATCACCGTCGTCAGGGAAGGAGGCAAAAAGTTCGGCCCACGGCGTCAAAGGCTTGGGCTGATAGCGTTCCCCGCCGCAGATTCTGTCCATGGCAATGGCCGCCTCATAGACAGAGACCTCGAAAAACTCTCTCCCTTCATTAACCCGCCGTCCCGCCAGCGCGGCATGGACCTTGGCCTCCGCCTCATTACAATCGGAGACTACCTTCTGGTAAACCACATGAAAGGGCGTCGGGCTGGCTGTGGCTGCCGTCAGCTGCTTCGCGCGGTTCGTCGCCGTGTCCGTAGTCACTCCGATTTTTACCAGCCCCGGCATGGAAGCATTGGTCATGGCGTATAAAATGCCGCTTTGTCTTAGTGGGATGCTACTCATGGTGGTATGCCCATCGATTCTCTCCCTTTTCTTTTCCGTGTCAAGCCAAAATCTGTGTCTTCACACTTTTTCCCGAAACAGACACAAACCCCGTGTAATCTCTGTTGTCAGAAACCATAAGGATCACCGTGCCTTCAAACAGCGCGCTCCACACAGTCCAATCCACCCGCTCAGTCTATGTCCAAACACAAAAAGACTCGAAAAAACAACACAGTTGCCGCGCCAAACGACGCGGTGACCAAGAAATCCAAGGATCAGTCCCCAAGGGTCCCGCAGCGAGACAAAATTGACTATCCGATTAACCTCAGAGAGCGGGATGACCTGACAGACAAGCAGAAACAGCTGATTGAGCTGATTCTCGACAAAGATACCAAACTCGTGTTCCTCAGCGGGCCTGCCGGAACATCCAAGACCTTCCTCGCGGTCTACTGTGGGCTGCTTCTCCTTCAAAAACATACCGTTTCTGACGTTCTCTACATTCGCTCCATCGCAGAGAGCGCGTCTAAGTCCCTCGGAAGTCTGCCGGGCGACCAAAACGACAAGATGAACCCGTTCCTGATGCCTCTTTATGACAAGCTGGACGAGCTGCTGCCGCGCCCAGATGTGGATCGACTCGTCAAGGATGAGCGAATCTCAGGTTTGCCCATCAATTACCTTCGCGGTAGCAGTTTTAACGCTCGCATGGTCCTTTCGGACGAGTCTCAGAATCTCACGTTCAAAGAGATGACCACTTTGATCACGCGTGTCGGAAAATTCTCTAAGCTGATCGTGGCGGGAGACATGGACCAGTCGGATATCAATGGATCTAGTGGATTCTCCAAAATGTTCGACCTGTTTAACGATGAGGACAGCAGAAATCAGGGCATTCACTGCTTTTCATTCACCGCTGCCGACATTGTGCGTTCTGGTCTCGTCCGTTATATCGTGGAACGGCTCGATGCCCATAGAATGGCTTCGTCCAAGAGCGAGCCGATGTTTCCCGCTAAAACGACTCCGGATAAATAGGTATAAATCAGTCTGAAATCCGTGTAACTCCCACTGCCTAGCCCCATCTCGGGGCTGGGCGGAACGTCTTACTTATCCCTCTTCTTCCCATGCCACTTGTAACCTCGGTCAATCAGCCCTATTCTACGATTTCTAGCTCCGCGCCATCGGGATCAGCCACGGTGATGACTACTGGGGTGTGTTTCCCGGCCAATGCCGGTCGCAAGGCGGCCTACCTTCAGGTCATCGGGTCGGGCGGCCCGCTTTTTGTGGCCTACAACAGTGGCCCCGCTGGAACGGGCAATTTCAACGTGCTTCTCAAGCCCGCGACCGTCTCTGCGGCCTTTGGACCATTTGGCTCGGATGGCGGTATTCTTGTTGAACAGAATTATTTGGGCGATATTTCCGTAAGCGGGTCCGCCCTCTGTCACTTTCTAGCTTGGTCGGCTACCTAAAAATGCCTAAAAGACGATTCACCGACGAACAAGAGGCTGAAATAGCGGTTCGCTATCTCGCTGGCGAGAGCACTGTTAAATTGGCCGCATCTGTTTCGAGCAACCCTCCAACCATAATGGCTGCATTACAGCGCCAGAATGTAAAAAGGAGAGGGACGGCTGATCATGTAAAAAAATCAGACGATGAGTCTCTCCGGATCGTGGAGAATTATGCCAATGGAATGAAAAAAACAGAGTTCATGAATATTTCTATTGATTGGAGAACCGTGGAGAAATATGCAAAAAAATATTTAAAAGAACACTCGGAAACAGCTTTGGCAGAAAAAGTCCGCCATAGAATGTATCATCTTAGAGCCCGATTTATGGAAAAAACTACCGAGAATATTTATTCGAGTATGTTTAAAAACTGGAGAGCGGGCGCGGTTGCTAGAAAAATTCCCTTTGAAATTACAATTCAGGACGTTGATAAGCTCTACAAAAAACAAAATGGACTTTGCGCTTATACTGGCTGTAAAATGCTATGTCCAAACGATTTGGAATCCTTTAGAATTGCCGCAAACAGCATATACAAAGTGTCGCTAGATCGCATTGACTCAAGTATCGGATATACACCAGAGAATATTTGCCTATGCATAGGATCGATGAATCTGGCGAAAAATGATTGGTCAAAAGAAGAATTTCAACAGGTCATTCGTAAGATTGCCATCAATCTCGCCCCAATCCCATGCGCGTCTGATTCCATGCCTTTAACATTTGGCTTGTTTTCAAATCTAGGATAATCATCACCATGCACATCAATAATACCGGATCACAAACCACCAAGGGTAGCAGCGGCAAACGCAGCGGGAAGAGTGGCAAGGGCAAATAGCGGCGCGGCGCGCTAATCACATTTTTACGGAACGGTGGATAAAACAGACAGTATCACAACGGTTTAGGACATCACACAAGGACAAACGACCATGCCAATTTCTCTGGGGATAACCTCTAATCTCACTATCGACCAGAATTTAGCTGTCGGCGGATCAGCCACGATTACGTCGGGCTTGACCTTGTCCAGCACGACCGCATCGAGTCTTCTATATGGGAATACCCTGAAGGCTGTTTCGTCCGTGATTCTTTCGAGCAATCTCAGTTTGACGACTGGGACACTGGCGCTTGCAGCGGCTCTTACAGGGGTCAATTCGATTACTGCGGCGGCGGGCACCGCCCTCACCCTCGCGGGCGGCACCTCGGGCGCGAGTCTGGTGCTGGGTAACGCTAATACCGGCGCGTCACTCGGCGGCGGAGGACTGGCGGTGGGCAGCAGCGCGAGCTTCGTCGTAGGCGCGACGGCGGGTGTAGTCACGAACGCAGTCGGCGTGCCGCAAATTTCGGCATCCAGTAACACTTACTCATCAATCGGGTCGATTGCGCACAACACAACCGATGGGAACCACGGATTCGTCCTTGTCGGCAAATCACGAGGGACAAAGGCGTCGCCGACTATATTAGCAGATGGTGATACCTTCGGGGAATATGCCTTCGTTGCTTACGATGGCGCAGCGTATCGGACCTCTGCGGGCATTAGGGGAATAATCTCAGGCACCCCGGGCGCGGGAGACTTGCCGACGCGATTGTCTTTCTCTGTGGCGGCTGACGGCGCACCTTCCACCACGGAGCGGATGAACCTGATGCCCACCGGCAACCTCCTAATCGGCGCGACGACGGACATTTCCGGCAGCGGTCGCCTCGCGGTTGCTGGTGGAGAAGTCCAACTGGCGCACACTACCGGTGCAGCTGCAACAGCAATTCAGTTCGGCAGCACCTACGGTTCCGGGTCTCTCGCAATTCGCAACGGAGCAACGACTATCGGAACTTTTAGCGGCACGACGGCGGGGCTGACGATGAACCTGCCGATCAAAACCATAGATACCACCACAGCTACCAGTTACGTTACTGGGGCGCTTCAATCCTTGGGTGGCGCTGGTGTTAACGGCGCTGTATGGGCTGACGGCACCGCCGCCTCTACGCTTACAGGCTCTGGGCTAGTGGTGCGCGGCGGTAACACCACGTTCTCCACGAACATTGCAGAGTTCCGTATCTTTGGGGGAACCACCGCAACTACGGCAATTGCTGGTGACGGTTCTATTCGCGCGTTCGCAAACGTTGCTGCGACCAATACTACCACGGGGTCCGTTGTAGTTGGCGGCGGGATTGGCGTGAGCGGGGCGGGGTATTTTGGGGGTGGAATTACAAGCACAGCTTCCGGCGATTCGTCAATTCAACTCACGTCTACCGCTGCAACGCCTGCCGCTCAGACGTGGCAGTGGCGCATTGATAGCGCGACTGGGAACATGCGGGCTTACGATGTAACCGGCGCATTCTACCCGTTGGTCATCAAGCAGCGGAGCGTGGGGAATTCGGATATTCAGGTTGCCTCTACCACTGCTAGCACTACTACTACTTCCGGCGCATTGCAAGTCGTGGGTGGCATGGGCGTAGGTGCGGCGAGCGTGTTCTCCGGCATCAGTAATCCCGGCACTGGCGTAAGGTCTGAGCGATTTGGCTCGGGCGCTTCAACCTCGACGTTCGTGGATACCGTTGCGGTCGGATACAACGCGACGGCTGGGGCCTTTGCCTCGACAGTAATCGGAGCTGGAGCGACAGGAATTGGCGCGGTGAGTCTGGGCTACACCACAAACGCTGCCTCCCAGTATTCGGTCGCAATCGGATACCAAGCAGGAACCAGCACGGGAGGCGCTGTTGCCGTTGGTTCATTTACCACCGCAGCTGGAACTGGAATTGCCCTTGGATATTCTCAGGCTGCTCTAGCTGGAGACATTGTCTTTGGTATCGGCAATGTTGCGTCCGAGGTTTACATCGGCCAAGGCAAGACTGCCGCCGCAGACTACGGCACGCGGATTCAACCTGCATCGGGTAATGGCGCGGGTGTTCTCGGCGGAACTCTGCGCATTGCAGGCGGCAAAGGTGGAAACGCGGCCACCGCTGGCGGATCTGTCATCATCCAGACGGCGGCGGCTGGCACGGGCACTACGCTCACGGATCGGCTCACGATTTCTCCCACCGGAGCCGCCACCTTCGCGGGCAACGTCAATCTCAGCGCAGGCGCTTCGCTGCAAATTGGGACCCTTACACCGTTCGCTGGCACCACATCTTACGCGACTGCCGCAATGCAGGGGACCTTGGGCGCTCTTATCGACTTCGGTAAAAGCAACGCGACGGCTCGTGTTTGGCGCTTCGGTCTTGGCATTGACGGGGCAGACGAATTTGGCGTGCAGGATTTGACGCTGGGTGGCGCAATGGCCTTCAAGCTGACGGCGGGCACTAGAGCCGCCACCTTCGGGAGCACGGTAACGGCGGGCGGCCTCATTTCAACTAGCGGCACATTCGCCTCAGCTCGCGCATTCTCGGCCACGACTCCGAGCGGAAACGGGGTGGGTGTCCGCCTGCTGCAAACCAGCGTTTCTGATTGGGAGATGACCAACACGGCGACAACCGGCGCGCTCACTTTCGCCAACAGCACAACGTCATATTTCACGCTGTCGTCCACCGGAGCCGCTACCTTCGCGGGCCAAGTCACGATCAGCTCCGCCGCACCCTACCAGCTACTGACTGCGACTACCGGCACCAACTACGCCTACACCGAGTATGTAAACACGGGGAACAATTTGCGCATTGGCTTGGAGAACAGTGCTGGCGCGAGTATTGTCCCCGGCGCACCGGCTTATGCCGCATTTGTGGCGTCTGTTGGGGCTCGTTCGCTCGTGTTCGCGACAAATAATGTCGTTCGGCAGACCATTGATAGCGCAGGAGCTACCACCTACACCAGCGCGGTAACGATCAATTCAGGTGGGCTTTACGCGACGGGGGCTGCTTCAACCTTCGATGCACTCGCGGCATCGACCGACTTGGTTTTGACCCTCCGCACGGTAACCGCGGGGTCAGCAAGCTCACGGAGCACCATAACCAATAAGGCGGCGTCAGGCCTCATCGAGTTTAACTCTGACGCTGGCTCTAACGGCATTGGAAACGGGTATGATTTCAAGGCTCGCGGCGTCTCTCGGCTCTCTATCGACAGCGTTGGGGCCGCTACCTTCGCGGGCAACGTCAACGCGCTCGGCTTCGTCCTGAACCGCACCAACAACTCAGGCCACTACACCGGCACCTCGGACAACTACGGGTTTACGTGGACCGGCACCAACGGCGAGATGAGCACGGCGACCGGCTCCATGATTTTCAAGCCAGCCGCGACCACATCGCTGACACTTACCTCAACTTCCGCTACCTTTGCAGGCACGTTGGCTACGGGCGGCGCAGCTAGCATCGGCGTAGCTGTTTCAACTGGTCTCGGGTTTAATGTGAATCTGGACCCCGGCACGTTGACTTATGGCGCGGCAAATGCGTGGCTAGGGGCACGAATTAGGCCGGCGCGCGCAGGTACGACTGGAAACGCTTTTGCCGTCTCCGGTCAGCTTGAAATCACATCGGGAACACAGACGAGCGGCGCCACATTCATGTCCGAGGCTCCCTCTGGCACCATCACAAACCACACCTACTTCTACGCCAACTCTTCTGGTTCACGTATCGCACCGACTGGAAACTATTCTTTCTACGCCGAATCCGCAGCAGGCCCGGCGTACATCGGTTCCACCACCCCTTCCACCGGCGTCGGCTTCGGCGCACTCCAAGTCGCGGGCGGCATCTACGTGGGGGCGGCGAGCGTGTTTGCGGGTGACGTAGCGTTCAATGTTGGACGAAATACGGTGGGAGATGCCTTTTACTCATACAGCACTAATGTTTTCACGTTCGGCTCCGGCAATGCCGCGCAATCCGCACGCATATTCTCTGGTGGCAATGCGGCTTTAACATTTGATACGTCCCGAGGTGCCACCTTCGCGGGCACAGTAACGACTCTTGGCCGCATCCTTGCGATTGGCACCATACGCACTGCTGCCTACACCGTGACAACATCAGATCACGTAGTGGTCTGTAACAACGCTACAACCCCGTTCACGGTCACAATGATCGCCGCCTCCTCCAACACGGGCCGCCAGTTCATCATTAAAAACAAGGGCGTGGCCACCATCACCGTGGACGCGACCTCCCTCGGTACAATCGACGGCTCCAACACCATGACCCTCACTACCAATCAGGCCGCCACTCTCGTGTCTGACGGCGTACAGTGGAATAGAATCTAATAAAGATTGAGGGGTGAAGGGTTCGCCCTTTGCCCCCCCTTCACACCGCACCTCACCCGAACCGCTTTTAATCGCTCTCGAATCTTTTAGGCTCTTTTCGACTTTTTTCTCCTCTTTTTTTACCATGTCCTACGAAGCAGCACAATACTCATTGATTCCATCCACCAAGAATGCTCTTGCGCCTCGCGGGGGCTTGGCCTTCGATGGAACGGCAAGCACGAGGGCAACATCCACGCTCACAAATCAAGCAATCGGCACGGACGCGTTTTCGGTCTCTGTGATGGTGGAAATCCCATCTACCAACCCGGTAAGCGAGCGGGGAATATTTGTTTTGGGCTCCTCCGTAACCTCTGGCGATGCTGGCGGCTCCGTGCAGGGATATGTAACGACAGGTGGAGTCCTTGCGCTTGTCTTTCGAGGCGCTACCTCGGCGGACTACCGCTATTCTTCGGTTAGCACTTCTGTTGTCTCGGCGTTTGGGGGGAAAACCGTAAGTATTGTTATGGTTCGTTCTACCACGACTGGGCTTTCCGTTTACATAAATGGAGTTTTGCAAACCCTTGCTGCGGACGGAACTGCCGGAACACCTCCTGCGTGGACGACGGGATCATGCACATCCACTTATTTGACCTTGGGCTTAGGCAGCTCATCTGGTCTGGAGTTTGTTGGAAAGATCTATTCCGTTTCACTCTACAATCTCGCGCTTGCGCAATCGGATGTGACAGAAATCTATCAGCTCAATGGAGCAGTCCCAGAACGATATAAGTTTGGGACGCAGGTATCGCAAATCGGGACTGGGTTCGGATGGGCCAATGGCGCGTCAGACGGCACTACAATCGCGACAAGCAATGGTAATGGTGGTGGGGGTATTACCTTTACGGCAGTCGCGGGCACGCGCACGGGCGGGGTGGGCGCATACGTCATGCAGCTGAACTCTCTGGGGGTGGGTTCACTCTCGTACATCAACAAGTCCACCGCCGGACAACCGCGCGGAAACAACCTGCGTCAGCCATTCCGGTATTCTCTCTGGATTCGACGGACTGCGGGTTCGATTGTAAATATGTCGCTTGGTCGAGATTCTGCGGGCAGCGCGGCCAATAATATAACAGGAATCACTGCCTCGTGGCAGCAGTTTTCTGGCATCGCGTATTACACGGACGGAATTAACGTCGATCTTAACGGTGAGCTTTACATTGGGCTGGGTAGCGTTGGCGCAGCTGAGTCCGTTCAAATAGACGATCTGATTATTCAGCCGATTAGCGCGGTTGTCTATCTCCCTCTAGAGGATGGCACTGGTCTAACCGCCTATGATGTCTCAACCAACGCGCTTAACGCTACGTTGACCGCCACTGGGGTGACTTGGACGAAACCTGTCGCGCCCGCATCCTTCACAGCTCCAGCCTTGACCAGCCTGACTCTTTCTGGCGGAAGTTCTGGCGCGACCCTTGTCTTGGGACAGGGTACAAGTGGTGTTGCCACCCTTACGTCAAAAGGTGGAACCGCAGTTCGTCTGACCGGGTCTGACGGCGGCGCGGGAACATCGATTGCCGAGTTTTACAATGGCAGTACAGTCACCGCATGGGTCGCGGGAGGCGGAGTATTCTCCACTCCTCGCGTTAGTGGAACTGGCACCGGGCTAATCTTGGCGTCAAACGCCATTGGTCAGCCGCTTCAATTTTTTCTCGCCAGTGAGGTTGCTCGCTTTTCACCGACAAATGGCAATCTCCTGATTGGTACCACCACGGACATCACAGGCACGGGCGGTCTGCACGTCGCAGGCACGGCCACGGCCACGGCAGTGGGCGCAGGCGGCGGCGGCGCGTTCCGCGTAGGAACGAACGTGAATCTGAGCGGCAACGCGGGCGGGGCGAGTTATTTCGGGGGCAATCTGAACGTCTCAGCGTCAGCAGGCGCAGAACTCACCAATACCGTCACCAATTCAAACGCAGGCACAGCAGCCTTCGCAAATGTCGCAGCCTCCAATGGGACCACCAAGTTGTGGATGGTGAAGCTCGGAACCGGCTACGCCACGGCAGGACGGTATGCGCAAAATGCGGGACTGATTGAAGATGATAGTTCTGCCGGTCTCGGAATTAGCACTATCTCAGGTCCGCTGAACTTTTACGGATCAGCAGGGGCTGTGCGGGCCACGCTTACCGGCGCGGGTGTTTTTAACATCACAAACACCACCTCCGCCTCCTCCAGCACCACCGGCGCACTCACTATCGGGAACGGCACGGCGGCGACCAATGTGGCGATTGGTGCGGGCAACATCGTAGCGGGGGCAAATGTTCAAGCTATTGGCAATCTGAACGTCGGAGCAGTTGGCTCTGACTTTGCCTCCGGGCGCGTCAACATTCTCACGGCTTCCGACACGGTTCCCGGCCTGAGCTTTGGTGGGAGCAACTACGGATTTGGTGTCCTTGAGAAAACCGATGGGAACCTTTACTTCTCGCGTCGCCAAGCAAGTACGACGAATACGACTTGGCTGAGCGTGGATCGCGCCACCGGAGCCGCCACCTTCGCGGGCGCGGTGACTCTCCCGGCCACCGGGGATTTGCGCTACGGTCCAACACTCGGAAGTGGCTTCGTGACCATCGGAGACGCCGGGACGTTCACGCTTCGCAATGCGAGCGCGGATGCGTATTTAACCGCGAACAACTCGGGGTTCAACGTGCTGCGTGCCGCCACCTTCGCGGGCCAAGGCAACTTCCAAGCCGCCTCTCCGCAAATCGTAATCGGCGCGGGTGCTACGGCGATTAACCAAATCGGATTCCTCTACTCCAGCGGCGGGCAGTATTTTGGTCTTTCAGGCAATCGCAATCCTAACAGCGGCGTTTTCGCCAACATCGCAGGAACCCACGCAAGCATTGATTTGGATACCGGCTCGGGTGGCAGTTCCATCACGTTCCGCACCACCGCGACGCCAAACACGCTCGGAAACGTCATGCTTACGCTCGCGTCCAGCGGAAAAGCCATATTCGAGAACGCGGCGATTATCCAAGGTTTAACAGTGGGCCTAGGCGGCTCAGATATTTTTGGCAATGTAGCTGTAGGCATTGAAGCGCTCCTTAATAACACTACTGGATCTCCCAACACTGCGATTGGATCTCTATCGCTATATAATAACACTACTGGATCTGCCAACACTGCGATTGCATCTGCATCGCTATATAATAACACTACTGGATCTTCCAACACTGCGATTGGATATCAAGCGCTCTATAATAACACTACTGGAAGCGTAAACAATGCGACTGGAGGTTTTGCACTCTATTACAACACTACTGGAAGGGGAAACACAGCAAATGGGGAGGGTGCGCTCTATGCGATTGAGCCAACTTCTAAAGCGATTTCCGCTTTCGCGGATTATTCCGCTACCGTAGCTGACACAGTTAGAGCAACGTCAGTTGGTCATGGTTTGACCGGAACGGTAACGCGAGAGATTACCGGCACTGTAAACTATAACGGGTCATATTCTGTCACTGTAATTAACGCTGACAGCTTCTACTTCACCGCAACATTTGTAGAGACCGAAACAGGCTGGTGGTCGGTTTATAGTGAGGGTAATTACAACACCGCCTTAGGCGCAAATGCTGGATCTGGGATCGTAACTGGCTCCGGTAATACTATTCTTGGCGCAAACGTCGAAGGTCCTGCGACCGATCTGATCAATAATATTATCCTTGGAAATGGCACTGGCGCAATCAAAGCTCGGCACGATGGGACTAATTGGACGCTTACTGGCGCGGTCACAAGCACGGGCGCGATAACGGCACCGGGGGTGGTCCTGTCCGTTAACACCGCACTATTCTCTGCTGACGCTTCGCTTTCCAGCTATTCCACGACCAACGGTGTCTATCTGAACGGGCACGCTGCCGGATGGCTGAGACTCTCGGGTAGCGGCGGCGGAGTAGCGCAAATCCAACTCAACGGTGGGGCCACCGGGTCCATCACGATGAAAACAGCAACGGCAAATGCGCTCGTGCTTAACGGCACTACCGGAGCCGCCACCCTCACAAGCACAAGCTACACCACGAATATCGGTCTCGCGCCCGCCGCGAGCATTGTCGGGGCTTATCAAGTTACCGCTGCGCCTACCGTGGAGACCCCGGTACTTGGAGTCGGAGACGGCACCCGCAGTGGAGCGATTTACGGTATGCAAAACGGCGCGAACATCTCGCAATTCCGTTTCGGGCACCAGCAGGGATCGACATTTTATGAGTCCGTAAAATTTTACAGTGGGCTGACTGCCGCAACGCATGTCGCAACTTTCTCGGGCACCACTCCATCCAGTCTTACCACTAATGGCGCTGTCGTCGTGGCGGGCGGCGTCGGTATAGGGGGCGCAGTGACGGCTAGCTATCTAAACTCAGTAGGCGGCAGCGCCTTCAATCAGTTTGGCTCTGGCACGCGCACGAAAGCGACACTTAGCGGGGCATCTGGTGAAGTGGCGTTTGATAATGGCACGGTCGATTCTCCCGGTGTCCATTTCTACTATGGGAACAATGCCAATTATGGCATAGACGCGACGGCTAGCTCGGGTCTTCGCCTCGTCAAGAGTATGGATGAAGCGGGCGGCACAGTTGTCGCCTCGTTTACGGATACTGCTGCCACATTCGCAAGCGCGGCAACGGCAACCAAGTTCAATGCGACGGACGGAACGACGTTTCTCTCTCAATATGGCAGCGGTGTTCTAGGATCTGTTGCGGATGGTCTCAATGTCATAGCCTCCAAAGGCTCAGTGCAGATAGCCATTGACATCGATAATGATCAAACCTCCCGCAATTTCACTATCGTTACAAACGGCGCTTCAAACGGTGTTGGTGGGGCGGTTAGCGGGGGCAGCAGCCTGTTCACAATGACAGAGACTGGAAATACGACATTTTTCTCCGTGACACCCGGAGTGTCAACCATCTCTGCGGCGGTCATTGCGACAAGCCTTGGTTTGTCGGAGAATCTGTTTGTCGGAGGCTTGGCATCAGCCAACCGCTGGGAAACCGTCGCTGGCACCCTTCCCTACAGCGCGACCCCCTCCGTAAACTTCACGTCTTCCGGTCTTCTCACGCTTACCCTCACGGGCAATGCCGCTTTTAATCCCTCGTCCAATATAGCGGCGGGCCGTGGCCAAGTCATCCGAATTGTCGGGGATACGGTCTCACGCACCCTGTCCTTCCCCGCTGGGTGGGTCTTTATTGGCGGAAGCGCTCCGACTTCGATAGCTGCAAACAAAACGGGTATTCTCAGCGTGACCAGTTTCGGCACGAGTGATGTCGGCATCATTGCGGCATGGTCCGTTCAGTCGTAATCTGGCTACAGCTCAACAATGCGCACTTTATCCTTTACCGATGTAGGTTTCGTGGCTGGCGGTTTTACAGTCTCCCTCCCTGAATTTGCTGCATATGGAAGCTACGCAAATTTAGGCGCGGGGACTTTGGCTATCCTTAATTTTGCAGCTAGCACGGGGTTCTGCATCGGTAGCGTCGCCCCATACACTTTTTCATGGGGTGCGGTTGCCGGTTCCCCCACTATCACGTGTTCACCTACAAATACAAGCGGAACCTCTTTTCGCTGGGACGGCACGGTCGGCGCTGGAGGCTATTACTCTACGACCTTCCGCTGCACGGGCGTCAGCGCGGCTGGCCGCACCGGGGTTTCCTCGCCCATGGAGATATTCATCGAGGTCTATCCGGGAGACCCGCCTTAATCCTTTTCGCCTAGCGCGGCCAATCCGCTTTGGGCCTAATCAACATCCAACCTAGTCTTATCACTACCATGTCTACTGCTACTGTTACAACTGCCCTCGCGCGCATTCAAACTGATCCGCAAGGCGACTCTCCCGTCGCCACTGCCTATTTCTCGAAAGAGACCAATGTGGATGGAATCATCTTCCAAGCCCCGTGGGAAAGCGTAAACTGGCCTCTTCAATCGGCCAAAGAGGTCGTGGTAAACGGCGTTTCCTACTCGTATTCCCTCGGCTCCCAAATCATCACGGCTATCGCCTATCAGGAGTATGCCGAGCTGAGCGCGCCGCCTGCGCCAGTCGTGACTGAGCCTGACCCAGTTGCGCCAGAGGGCATCGTCTGAACCTTGGCTTTCCCCTCTTGATCGCACTGCCGCGTATCAGGCCTTGAGCCCGATACGCGGCTAGGCCGCGCCCCTTTGAGACCGGTTCTCTTTTAGGCTTGACATTTCATGCAAAGCCCTCATGATAGAGGGTCTGGGGTATTTTGCACTGCCACACGGCGCGCCGAACATCTCAGATCACATCAACAAGTCAATCGTCCCTCGTTTTATCAACATCATGCCAACCACCGTAGCTTCCACCCTGTCTGTAAAGACCCTCCTTGAGATCAACGCTGCCCTTTCCTCTTTGGAAGGCACCCAAACCGTCGTGAAGGGCGAAGACGGCAAAAGCGACAAGATCGTTGTCGTCCCCTACCAGTTCTCCGGCAAGGTCCGCTGGAATATCGCCAAGGGCCTCACGGCTCTGAAGCGCGTTTCGGAGGATTTTACCAAGGCCCGCGATGCCGTAATCAACGAGGTGTCTGGCGGCACTGGTCGCATTGAGCAGGACGACGAGGTCTCTGTCAAGGCCTTGAATGACAAGATCGCTGAAATCTTCGCCTCTCAGGAGAGCACCAGTGGCCTCCTCTCGCTTCCTCTTGAGGGTCTCAATCTGGACGTGAATCAGATCTCCCCGTCAATTCTCTCGGTTCTTGAGCCGGTGATTGCCGAGTAATCGAGTCTCTCCACACTTGCCCCAGCCGTTCCTCGCCCTATGAAGCTCACACTAAAACCAGCGGTCGCCCTGTTGACCGTAATCGCGGCTGGGGCCTTTCTTTTCCTTACTTCCTGTGCTCCTAAAAAGCCGGGAAGTCCTGTTTATACCAAGACTCTCATTACGCGGACTGAGATGGCCGCGAAGTTGAGCTATGGTTTTTTCTCGGACAAGTATTCCTCTGAGGTCTACGAGGTCGTGGACTATGATTACCTCATGAAGGCATACCACGACGCCTTTTGGGAGCGCCTGTTCCGAGACAAAATCACCAAATGGAATCCCCGTGCAAACTGCACGATCTTCACGGAGAAATACGTGGACGGTCTCCAGACGGACTACTACAACGACCATTTCATATTCGGGGCAAAGGCCAACAAACTGGCCGTTGGTGAGTTCTGGTATATGCCGAATTCATTCAACCCATTGGTTGCGCACTCCGTCGTTATCGTCTTCACGAATAAGGGGCTCATTTATCTGGAGCCCCAGTCGAAAAAAGCTCCGCAGATTCTGAATCTGACAGAGGCTCAGATTGCATCTCGGATTCTTTTGAAGATCTAGCCCGTCCCCGCCCATGACCAAAGCCACTTGTAAAACTGTTCTGATCGTGGCTCTTGGGCTGTTTATCACGGGGTGCAGCACGGTCAAGAATCAGATCAATCGGTTGACCGGCGCGCAGCAGGAGAAAGAGCGAGAAATCGCCACTCTCCGCGTGGAATATGACGGCAAGATTGCCGCGAAGGCCGCTGAAATCTCCTCGAATAAGGACGGCGTAATCGCCGCCAAAGACGGTCAGATGCGTGCTGCGGCCAATGGGCTGTATGGAGCATCCCAGACGTTCTCGACCATCATGGTTCCGACTCGGACGGACCTCGTGATTCACAATTTTGTCGCTGAGAGCTGGACTGCGCTGGGCAATCAACTGCCTGACCAGCCGACTCTCCTTAAGATCAATGAACGCATCAAGACTGAGCTTGACGCCACAAAAACGAGCCTCGCCGACCTTCAGAAGTCTCACGCCGCCGCCATCGCCGAGAATACCAAGCTGGTAGACGCCACAAAGGCTTGGCAAGACAGGCTGGCCGCCTCTGAAAAGGCTCGTGTTGACCTTGAGGTCTCTTACAGGACCCAGCTCGACACCAAACAACAGGGTATCATCGCCCTTCAGCAAGGGATTGTCGCCTTGGAGAAGGCCCGAGCTGATGACGCCGCCGCTATCCAAGCGATCAAGACAAAAGCGTCTATGGTCCTCGGTGGGTTGTCTCTCCTGTGCGCTATCGGCGTGATTTATAGCCCGGTGGGCAAGACCGGTCTGGTTGTCCTTGGTACAGTTACCACTGGAGCCGCTGTTCTCATCTGGGTTGTCAAGGTTTGGATGGTCCTGATTGCCGCTGGAGTCGTGGCGGTGGGCCTAGTGATCTATGCCCTTGTCGCACACCGGAAAGAGGAGAAGCTGGGCGACGCGCTGGTTCTCTCAATGTCTGATATCAAGACTGACTCCTCCGATGTCTGGGCCAAGGTCGCCCCGGTCATCGATGAGCGGCTGAAGAAATACGTGAGGGTCAATGGTCAGATCAAGACCGCAGAAGATCCCTCCATGAAAGCCCTGATCAATCAAAAGCTGGTTAGTTTCGACCAAAAATAATCTTAACCCACCCATCGTATGCCTGTTCTATTTTGTCTCCAGCCCTCCTGCGGCTCCAAGATTACCTACTCCGGTGTAAAGCCCGTCAAATGCCCGTATTGTGATGGTTCGACTGACCCTCTCAAAGCCTTTAGATCTATCTTGAGTCCGAATCCCGAAGCGCCCGGGATTGCAGCCAAGGCGGCTGCCCGCCCTGTGGAGCGACCTGTCGCCCGCCGCATTGACCGCTGGAGCACAGAAGGCAATGTCGTGGCGTCCGAATCGGAATTGGCTGCTGGCAACGAGGGCGATACCCTTGAGTCAATCGGGTTGGACAAAAATGCATTTGCCCGTGTGACAGGCGAGATTGATACGCCCATGACCGTGGAATCCCTCCGCAAATCAGACGGAGGTTTCGTCCGCCCCACTCTTTCCCCTGAGGAGCAGGCTATCAAGCAGGAAGCAATGAAACACATGATCAAAAACTAATGCCTCCCGCATCGCGAAGAGCCAATTTGCCTGAGCCTGATCTGACTTTTGACCAGAGGTACGAGTCCATCGTTCACGAAATAGAGAAGCGTCGCAAAAAATGGACCTTGGTCTCCACTTCTTTTGATGATATCTCCCAGACTATTCTGTCCCGCGTTTATCTGAATTTCCACCAATTCGACGCTGAAAGAGGGGAGTTTTCTCACTGGGTGAACGTCTTGATTTCCAATACGATCAAAAACTGCCTGAGAGATCTTCATTACGCGCACTCTCGCCCCTGCATCCAAGGAAAAGGCGGCTGTGTTTTCAATACCGGCAATGACACGTGCAGTCAAACCCCAAGCGGCAAACAGTGTGGCCAGTGTCTCGCTTACAAGCTCTGGGAGATGCGCAAGAAAAACCACAACGCGATAGAACAGACACTCCCCCTTGAGAACCATATCAGGGAGGTTGACTCTCGCCCCTCAGACAATGTGAATATTGAAGGCGCGAAGACCGTGATCGATCAAAAAATACAGGCTAAACTCAACAAGCACGAGTGGAAGCTGTACAAGCTCCTGTTCATCCAGAATAAGGAGGAGCGCGAGGTCGGAAAGATCATGAAATACAAGCCTTCCAAGCGCATGTATCCGGGCTATCTGACCATTCTCAAGTTTCGCAAAAAAGTGGTTTGTCTAGCCAAAGAAATCATCGAAGACGAAAATCTAGCGTAGTTTCCTACCCATCTATTACCATGGCCAAAGAAGCCAAACCCCCAATTGTCTTTGAGTCAAGCCAAATCTTATTTCTAGAGCAAAACTGGAAAATGGAACCTTTGGAATTGGCGCGCGCCGTGTTTTCGGAGCCGACCATTACGCGCCGCGACCACAAATACAACGAGGTTCGCCGCTGGATTGCCACAGCTCGCAAAAAAGACACGATGGGGTTCTCCCCCTTGGCCATTCGCACGCCATCTGTGGGGACAGCCACTCTAGAGGTCATGTCGGACTCGGAACTCTCGGAAGACCACAAGGAATACATTCGGAACAACTACATCAACGCCTCTGGCCCATGGGAGTTGGCCAAGGTTATTTTTGGAGATCCTCAGCTGGCCTTTGCAAGTCGGCAGACGCGCCTAGTTTCCTCTTATCTCAAGACCATTGACCCGAATTACAAGAAGAATGATGAGCTGGCGGATGACGAGGACTACGAAGCGCCGCGTGACCACAAAATGCTGATTCAAAGGATGACGGCGTATGGGATGAATTTGAAGGATGGGGACAAGCCCCTGTTTGACCCATCCAATCTGTCTGCCAACGACCAGAAGCAGCTAAACACTCTCCTGCGCTACATGGGGCTGCCCCTGTTCAAGATCGAGGCCACAAAATACGTGCGCAAGATCGACCGCATTCTCTTCGAGTCCACGTTCATCTGGTTCTGCTGGAACAAAACGGACCTAACCCAAGAGGAGGTCCATCAGTACATCTCGTTCTCCGGGGAAACCGTGAAGAAGAATCAGGTAGAGCGAACCGTACAGCTGTTGGACGAGCGGCTTAACGGCATGCTGTCTGGATCATCCGATGGCAAACTGAACATCACGGAAATCGAACTGCTCAATTCGGTCCGCGAGAAGGCCAATGCGTCTATGAAGCAGCAGGCCGCGCTTCTGAAATCTCTCGTGGGCGACCGCTCGAAGAGAATGGCTGAGAAGATCCAGTCCAGCGCGTCTATGCATCAGCTGGTTGAGGCGATGAGGGTCAAGTCCAGCCGAGAGAAGATCATGAAGATGGCGGCAAAATACAAAGAGGCTTTGAAGGGCGAGGTCAATAGACTGAGCACGATGGACAATCTCAAAAGCGAGCTTTTCGGGCTGGACAAAGACAATATCCTGCTCTAACCCCCGATGCTCTGTCTCGCCGATAATACCACTCATTCAGATCTGGTCGCACTTCACAAGCACCTGAGATTCAAGCTGAAGCTGAAGCAAGCGGAGTATTACCTCCAGTATCATCCTCGCGCGTGCAAGGCCACGGGTCAGCCCATCCCATTCAAAGACCACATCCAGTATTTCGAGACGGACTTCGTCAGCCCAGAAGCCATGAAAAGCTGGTTTAAGACTGCGCCGCGTACAGAAGTGGTAGAGTATGCTCTGCAAATGCTTTGGGATCGAACAGAAATGAAGGGTCTGTCGTTCGCCATGGGCGACACCGAACTGCAATCTCTGGGGTGGCCAAGGGCACGATTTTTTGAGGCTCTCCCCCGCTATCGCGCCACGTGTGATGAGCTAGGGCTAAAGCGCCGATTCGAGCTGGAATGCCCACGCTCACTCAACATCAGCCCTAAACCCCTGATTATTGATACCCGTGAACAGGACTATCTTGCGTTCGGCGGCGTTGCCACAGTGCGAACCAAGCTTGAGTACGGGGACTACGCGCTTCAGGCCGATCAAACCGTAGCAGTTGAGCGTAAGTCCTTGGCCGATCTAATAGGCACCTTGATCGGCGGTTACGACCGTTTTGTCCGTGAAATTCAGCGGTGTCAAGAGGTTGGCGGCTATCTGGTTGTACTGTGTGAGACCGATATCCATTCGGCCCTTCACTTTGACGAAATCTCCAAGATCCGCGCTCATACCAAGGTCTTGCCACAGGTTGTCTTTCACAATATCCGCGAGCTGTCTCAGACCTATGGAGATTCAGTTCAATTTGCCTTCTGCGAAGACCGTCTGCACATGACAAAGGTCATCTCTACTGTTCTCAACTGGGGCGACGCCGCCCGCCGTATCGATATTCAGCATCTTATCAACGAGGGAGTCCTCTAAAACGCCCTCATCACCATGGCTTGGATCGACACAAACAATAACATCCGTCCGATTGAGGACGTGAACGCCAAGATCAACGCTATAGAAGGAGACATCTCCGAGGAAGAGGCCAAGGCTTTGCTGGCCGAATTCCTCATCGCTAACCCTGCGTTTACTCTGGAGATGGTGGCTGGGATCAAAATCTACCCCATGCAGGAACTCCTCATCAAGGGCTGGATGAGGAACGATTTCAACATGGCCGTCTGGGGGCGCGGTATCGGCAAGTCGATTTGCGCGGCAATCTTCGCGATGCTTTGGGCGATCTACAATCCCAACCACCGCATTGTCATCATGTCCTTTGCGTTTCGTGCTAGCCGCCGCATTTTGGAGCAGTGTGAGAAATTCGTCAATGACAAAGAGGCTGGAATGCTTCGCGCGTGCTACCCACAGCCCCTACAGCGCAAGACGGATGAGTGGAAATGGGTCCTTCCCAATGGATCGTCCATCCTGTGCCTCCCCCTCGGGGACGGCACAAAGATCCGTGGTATCCGCGCCGACACAATGATCGTGGACGAATACGCGTATATGCCGGAGACCATTATCAATGAGGTGCTTAGGCCGTTTCTGGCGTCCAACAGCAAAATCAAAGAGCAGCTCCAGCAGAGAGAGCGCGAGGACGAGCTGATTGCCCGAGGTCTCATGACTGAAGCAGAGCGCGAGATTATTGATGACCGAAAGAAGGTGATCTTCCTGTCCTCGGCGTCTTACACCTTCGAGCACATGTACAAAACCTACTGTGACTGGTGCGATTTGCTCACGAAAGAGACGCGCGCCGCCTCATTGAAGGAGGCTGGTCTCTCCTACTTCATTTCCCGCATTGGCTATGAGGCCGCGCCGGAGGGCCTACTGAACATGAAGCAGATCGAGGAGGATAAGCGCGGCTTTTCCGAATCCATGTTCAACCGGGAGTATGGCGCGATTTTTGAGGGCGACTCAGACGGCTATTTTCGTGCGGCCAAGATGGTTGGCTGCTCTATTGAGGATGGCGCGACTCCCACGCTCGAATTGGTGGGCGAAAAGCTGGCCGAATACGTCGTAGCTATTGACCCATCCTTGTCGGGATCTGAATCTTCTGACCATTTCGCCATGTGCGTGCTGAAGATTGTTCAGAGATTGGATGGCAAGAAGATTGGCATGGTGGTTCATTCCTACGCGGTCGCAGGCGGCAATCTGAAGGATCATGAGATGTATCTGCACTACCTTCTGACTCACTTCAACGTCGTCTACTTGGCCATTGACGCCTCCCAAGGTAGCGAAGTGGAGTTCATCAACATGTGTAACCAGTCGGAGCGGTTCAAGCGCGCCAAGATCGAGCTGATCGACATCGAGTGCGAGTTCGCCAAGGACAATTTTTCCGAGATGCCAGAACAGATCAAAAAGAGCTACAACCGGACTATTGGTCGGATCGTCCAAAAGCAGCCGTTCCTCTCGCCTTTCCAGAAGGCTGCAAATGAGTATCTTCAGGGCTGCTTTGACCACAAGGGCGTCATGTTCGCGGGCAAGATTGCTGCAAACTCCGAGGAATCTGGCAAGAACATCGATATCGGTAGCAATACCGTGGTCCCGCTGCTCAAAGATCATGAGGAACTGTGTGAGCTAAGCCCCTCTCAATTCATTGAGCATCAGGATAATCTGTTGGACTTGACCCGCAAGGAATGCTCGATGATTCAGGTAAAACAGACATCTTTGGGCACCCAGAATTGGGATTTGCCGCAGAATATGAAGAGGACTGGTGGCCCTAACAAGGTCAGAAAGGACTCGTACTCGGCCCTTCTTCTTGGGGTTTGGGCTATCAAGATGTATCTGGACTCGCAAGCGGTCCCCTCCGAGGAGCCGCCAGAAGATTTTCCGTATGTGCTGATTGGTGGGGGGTAAATTCTCACTTTCCCTGCAATTTTCGTATAACTGCCTCTGAAATCCGTGTAATGACTGGTGCGGGTCAATTCTGACTTTGCGTCTTTCTTTTTCACATGGCCCGAAAATATACGAAATCCTCAGAGTATTGGGACCAGCCTCGTAAACAGGCTGAGGCGTCCACGCCGCAATCTATCACGGTCAATACGACTCCGCAGGGTCCAGATATCACGCCATTACCCTTTCCGGATGTAGCTTACGGTGAGACTCAAGAGGCTCGCGCCAGCTCCGCTTCTTTGACCACCTCGTATCGCAACAGTCAGGCTAATAATGGGCTGACCGATCCGACCGCGTTTCAGAATATCAGGGCTATCCCGATGCCGTATGCTGGTTTTAGCGGCAATCGAGATTATGTCGGCGCAAAAGACTCCATAGAGCTGTGCGCGAAAGCGTGGGCGGGCATCGCGATTGCAAGAAACGCCGTAGAGGTCTCCGTGGAGTTCTCTAACCAGCCCATGGTCATCAAGTGCAATAACAGCACGGTCAAAACCTTTTTCGAGGAGTGGTTTAACGCTATCAACATTACGAAATTGAACGAGCAGCTTTTCCGCGAGTATTACCGCTCGGGCAATCCGTTCATCTACAAATTCAGTGGCAAATTCGGGCCTTCCTACTACAAGAATCTTCAGCAATCCTTCGGCGCGAAAGACAACAAGATCCCAATTCGCTACGAGTTGCTGAACCCCGCGAATATCTTCGTGCCAACTGGCCTGACCTATCCGCACTCCTACGTCCGGCTGCTCTCTACCTACGAGCTGGTGCGCCTCAAGAATCCTATGACCGTTCAAGATGAACAGGTCTATCAGTCGCTTCCCAAAGAGGTCAAGCAGATGATTCAAGCTGGCAACTCCTTTCCTCTTGGCGTCTACATTCCGCTTGAGGCTGATCGTCTTCGCTTCTTCTTCTACAAAAAGCAGGACTACGAGCCCCTCTCTATCCCCATGCTCTACCCTGTCCTCGCGGATATCGAGTACAAGCTGGAGCTGAAGAAGATGGACAAAGAGCTGGCGCGCAAGATTGAGCACGCTCTCCTCATCGTGACGACGGGCGAGTCCGGAACGCAATACAACGGCGGTAACGGTATCAACGTCAAGAACATTGCGCGGCTGCAAAACCTGTTCACCAATCAGACGATCAGCCGTGTGCTCGTGGCTGACTATACCACCAAGGCTCAATGGGCGATCCCCGACATCAAGGATATCCTCGGGCCAGAAAAATACAAGGTCGTTGACGCGGATATTCGTGAGGGTCTCCAATCGATTCTCACGGGCGATGACAAATTTGCCAACGCTCAGATCAAGGCCAAGATTTTCATTCAGCGTTTGGAAGAGGGGCAGAACAATCTTCTCGTCAATTTCCTGATGCCCGAGGTTCAACAGGTGTGCGACGCCATGGGCTTCCGCACCGTTCCCAACATCAGCTTCCGAAAGATCAATCTGCAAGACGAAGCTGTGCTCATGCGTATTTACACGTCTCTGGCGCAGCTCGGAGTCCTTACGGCAGACCAAGCGGTCAAGGCTATTGAAACCGATGTGCTTCCAGACTACGACGAAATGGAAGAGGGTCAGAAGGCCTATAAAGCCCAGCGTGACAAGGGGCTGTTTATGCCTCTGATTGGCGGTCAAAAAGACGGTGGAGCTTCAGGCTCAAATGGTCGCCCCTCTGGATCTGGTGGCGAAAAGCAGATTGGCATCCGCAAATCTTCTCCTATCGGCACGACCGCAAAAGCCGCAGAAGGCTTTTCTATCAAGGCTTACGCCCAGAATCTCAAGGCCAGTGACCGTCTTGTGGCCGAAATCCAGAAGAAGTTTAAGGTCAGCGAGCCGAACGATACTCAGAGAAGCATAATCGAGTCTCTTGCCCGCGCAATCATGGGCACTAAGCCCGTAGAGCAGTGGGTCAAAGCCATTGCCTCGGCCATCAAGAGTCCGCCACTGATTCCGAGCGAGACCGCTCAAGAACTGGAAGAGATTTCCGAGCAGTTTGAAGTCGATTCTTGGGACGCCGCTTTGCTTTACCATTCAAAAGCCTCTATGGAAGGCGCACCTCGTTACACTCCTCAGGCGGAAAAGCCGAAGGTCATGGACGAAGAAATGATTCGCAAAGTTGCCACTGCTGCGGCTCAAACCGTCGTCATGGAAACCGCCAAGGCTTCTGTTGCTCCCGTGGTCCCCGCGACCCCCATCAATGATAAGCTCACTATTCAGCTCGATCAGCCCACTCGTAAACCCAAAAAAGTCAAAGTCGTAAAGACTGCTCAGGGTTTTGAGTTCAACGAAACGGAATAATTCCCATGCCTCTATCACGCTACGCCCGAAACAAGCTAATGAACAGCCTTTTCGATCAAGAGGTCTATATCGCTCTTCATGAAAGAAATCCTGATGCTGGTGGGGCCGGGGAGCTGTCCGGCAAATCTTACAAGAGGTTCCCCGCCAAAGCCCTTTTCTCGCTCGTTTCCGAGGGTCAAACCGAGCTTGTGTCTTCTGTCCTTTTTGAAGATTTGCCGAGCGCCAAGATTTCTCACGCGGCTCTTTGGGATTCTGAAACCGGTGGCAATCTCCTTTGGGCCTCAGAGTTTGAAAAGATGAGGGAAATTGAAGACGGAGATGGGTTCAAATTGCCCGCAGGACGATTCATTTTAGGCTTGACTTGATTTACAAAAGTCTCACCATCCCAAACACATGGACAATCATAGCAATTTTGCTTACTCTGTCGTCTTAACGGCTCCGGTTTCCCCGTCCAGTGGAACCTCGCTTGTTTTGTCCGCCGGAGGTGCTGCCGTGTTTCCCGCGCCGCCATTCAACTGTACGGTTTGGCCTGCTGGAACGGGTCCATTGTCTACTAACGCTGAAATCATTCGGGTTACTGGAATTACCGGAGATACTTTCACGATTGTTCGCGCTCAGGAGGGCACTACAGCTCGGACCATTTTGGTCGGAGACCAGATCGCCAATACGATTACGATCAAGGTTGTCAATGATCTTGAAACCGGGATTTCCAGCAACACTGCTGCGGCAAGCGTTGCGGATTCTAAGGCTGTAAGCGTTGCGGTTACGGAAGCCTCGGACGTTTTGTCTCAAAGCTTTTTGATTTCTGCCGCTTTGTCTACCGCCACGACTGGTGGAACGGATTCTGTCGCCAGATCTATGGCCAACAGCGCGGCCACCAATGCTTCGGTTGCTGATTCTAAAGCTGTCAGCGATTCGGTCATTATTTCTACGAATCTGTCGCTTGCAGATTCAAACAATCTCAGCCAGTCGGTCCTGATCTCGGCGGCTCAGTCGTCAATCAGTGCAGGCACTCCAGACTCCGTCGCCCGTTCCATGGCGACGAGCGTGGCGACAACGGAAGCTTCTGACAATCTGTCTCAAAGCGTCCTTATCTCCGCCGCTCTCTCTACTGCCACTGCCGGAGGGGCCGATTCTACGGCCCGCAGTTTGGCCACAAGTGCTGGAACCGCAGCTTCAACCGCCGACTCCAAGGCCGTATCGGATAGCGTCGTAATCTCGACCAATCTTTCCGTTGAGAGTTCGCGCAATACAAGCCAGTCTGTTTTGATCAGCATCGCGCAATCAACCGCTGATAACGGCGCTGCTGATTCTGTGGCAAGATCGTCTGCCATCAGTGCTGGGACAGCCGCGAGTGCTGCGGACAGCAAGGCCGTTAGCGACTCAGTTGTAATCTCTACGCTTCAAACGACCAGCGACTCCAAAGACAACTCTCAGTCCGTATTGATTTCGACTGCGACCGCCAATGCTTCCACGGCGGACTCTAAAGCCGTTTCGGACAGCGTTGTTATCTCGACCAACCTCAGTTTGGCGAACAGCCAGAACACTTCGCAGAGCACATTGATCAGCGCGGCCACCACCAATGCTTCGGCGGCTGATTCTAAGGCATTGAGTGTGTCTACTGTTGTCTCTGCGAACCTATCAACTGAGGCCTCTGACAATACCTCGCAATCCATTCTCATCAGCACGGCGCAATCAACAGCAACTGCTGGTTCTCCTGACTCTGTGGCGCGTTCAATGGCGACAAGCGCGGCAACCAATGCCTCGATTGCTGACTCTAAGGCGGTATCCGACTCTGTCGTTACGTCTACGCTTCAGACGACGAGCGACTCCAAAGACACGAGTCAAAGCCTTCTGATTTCCACTGCTGACTCTAAGGGGCTTAGCTCTGGAGAATACACAGCTGGGGCTTCGGCTGCGGTCTCCCGTGTCACAGCGGGTTCCACGGTTCAAAGCGCGGTCAGCGCGCAGATTTCGACCGGAACAAATTCCCTCAAAGTCGAAAGCCTCGTTCTGAGCGCGGCAGACAGCGCTAGCCTACGCGCATCCACGGCTGACTCCAAGGCCGTCTCGGATTCAGTGGTTATTTCCACTGTTCAAAGCACCACTGACAGCAAAGACGTTTCTCAATCTACGCTTATTTCGACCGCGACGACCAATGCGTCTATCGCTGATTCCAAAGCGGTTTCTGATTCTGTTGTCACGTCCACTCTTCAGACTAGCAGTGATTCAAAAATTGCCTCTCAGTCCGTTTTGATCTCCACCGCTACAGCTGCGGCCTCTACCGCAGACTCCAAAGCTGTTTCAGATTCGGTGGTAATCTCGACTAATCTTTCGGTAGATTCTTCACGAGCCGTTTCTCAGTCGGCGCTCATTTCCGATGCCCTTTCTGCGGCCAACAGCGTTGCCACGGTAGAATCTTCAGACAATCTCTCGCAAAGCCTGTTGATTTCGACGGCTTTGTCCACCGCTAGCGCAGGATCTCCTGACTCTGTTGCCCGAAGCATGGCGACGAGTGTTGCCACCACAGAGTCTTCCGATAATCTGTCGCAATCTCTGCTGATTTCTTCGGCCTTGTCCGTGGCTAGTGGTGGTCAACCAGATTCGGTGGCTCGGAGCATGGCCACCAGTGTTGCGACTACGGAATCTTCGGACAATCTCTCGCAGTCTCTGCTCATTTCTACTGCGCAGTCTACTGCCGATGCAGGCGCGCCCGATAGCGTTGCCCGTTCCATGGCAACGAGCGCAGCCCTGAACGCTTCTATTGCAGATTCCAAAGCGGTATCTGACTCGGTTGTAACGTCCACTCTTCAAACAACAACCGACTCCAAGAACACAAGTCAGAGCACGCTGATTTCTACCGCTGATTCTAAAGCGTTAAGCTCTGGAGAGTATACGGATGGAGCTTCGGCAGCCGTTTCCCGTGTTACTGCTGGCTCTACCGTTCAGAGCGCGGTCAGCGCGCAGATTTCGTCTGGAGCAAATTCACTCAAGCTTGATAGCCTCACAATTAGCGTGGCTGATAGCGCGAGCACTCGCGCTTCGACCGCCGATTCAAAAGCTTTGAGCGTTTCCACGCTTACCTCCACGGCTGATTCCAAAGCTGTGTCAGCCGGTTCTTTGGCCGTTACGGATTCGACCAGCGCAAGCACGGCTGATTCCAAGGCGGCTAGCGCGGGTTCCGCCGCAAGCGTGGCGGATAGCAAAACGGTGTCTAGTTCCACTGTTGATTCCACGAATCTTTCTATCACGACTAGCCAGAACGGCAGTCAATCCACTCTCATTTCCACCGCGACAGCAAACGCTAGCATCGCTGACAGCAAAGCCGTTTCCGACTCGGTAGTGATCTCGACTCTTCAGACTTCGACCGACTCCAAGAACGTGTCGCAAAGTATTCTGATTAGCACGGCGACAACCAATGCATCGATTGCCGATTCCAAGGCGGTTTCTGATTCGGTCCTAACCTCTACCGCTGACTCCAAGGCATTGAGCGCCGGAGAATACACTTCCGGTGCCTCGGCAGCCGTTTCTCGCGTGACAGCGGGCTCGACGGTTCAAAGCGCGATTAGCGCACAAATCTCTACTGGTACAGACGCTCTGAAGACCGACAGCTTGGTTCTTAGCGCCGCCGATAGCGCCAGCACGAGAGCATCAGTCGCAGATTCTAAAACCCTCAGTATTTCGGCGGTTGTTTCCGCGAATCTTTCCACGGAAATTTCGGATAACACAAGCCAATCCATTCTGATCAGCACGGCCCAATCTACCGCGAGCGGTGGCGCGCCAGATAGCATAGCCCGCTCGATGGCTACAAGCGTTGCGACAACTGAGTCTTCAGACAATCTCTCTCAGTCTCTTTTGATTTCCGCTGCGCTCTCTACTGCTAGCGCTGGCTCTTCGGATAGCACAGCTCAATCAATGGCGACCAGCGTCGCCACGGCAGAGTCGTCTGATAATCTCTCCCAAAGCGTCCTTATCTCGACTGCCACGGCCAATGCTTCTACAGCCGACAGCAAAGCCCTTAGTGCGGGTGAGTATACTTCGGGAGCTTCTGCGGCTGTTTCTCGGGTCACGGCTGGCTCAACTGTGCAGAGCGCAGTTAGCGCGCAGATTTCTACCGGCACAAACTCTCTGAAGGTTGACAGTTTGGCGATTAGCGCCGCCGACAGCGCCAGCGCACAGGCGTCGATTGCTGATTCCAAAGCCGTTTCTGCTGGTTCGTTGGCGGTTACTGATTCTTCAAGCGCCAGCACCGCAGATTCCAAAGCTGCCAGCGCGGGGTTGGCCGCAAGCGTGGCTGACAGCAAGACAGTTTCCAGCTCAACTGTAGACTCCACCAATCTATCGGTTGTGGATAGCAAGAACACCAGCCAATCTACGCTGATTTCCACTGCTACGGCAAACGCCAGCACTGCTGACAGCAAGGCCGTTTCTGACTCTGTCGTCATCTCGACCCTGCAAACGAGCACCGACTCCAAAAATGTCTCCCAGAGCGTTCTGATTAGCACGGCCACCACAAATGCCTCTGCGGCTGATTCCAAAGCTCTGTCGGTTTCACTTCTGACCTCGACTGCGGATTCAAAAGCCGTAAGCTCTGGCGAATACACCTCTGGCGCTTCTGCCGCCGTCTCGCGCGTAACCGCTGGATCGACAGTCCAAAGCGCGGTTAGCGCTCAAATCTCCGCAGGAGACGATTCCCTCAAGGTTGACAGCCTAGCAATTAGCGCGGCTGATAGCGCGAGCACACGTGCTTCGACCGCGCAGTCTTCGGCGGACAGCAAGGACACGTCTCAATCCACGTTAATTTCCACGGCCACCACCAATGCCAGCGTGGCCGATTCCAAAGCAGTTTCGGATTCCGTGGTCATCTCCACTCTCCAGACTACTACCGACTCGAAGTATACGTCTCAGAGCATTCTTATCTCAACCGCTACGACCAATGCGTCCGTAGCCGACTCTAAAGCGGTTAGCGATTCCGTTGTCATCTCGGCCAATCTGAGCGTGATGGGAAGCCAAAACCTTTCTCAGTCGATCCTGATCTCTACGGCAACAACCAATGCCTCGACCGCAGATTCCAAGGCTCTGAGCGTTTCCACGGTAGCGTCAACCAACCTCTCTATTGAGGCCTCGCACAATACAAGTCAATCGATCCTGATTAGTACCGCCCAGTCTACTGCCAGCGCTGGTTCTCCAGATTCAACGGCGAGATCGATGGCGACGAGCGTGGCCACGACCGAAAGCTCCGACAATCTGTCTCAAAGCCTGTTGATTTCAGCTGCGCAATCGACCGCGAACGGTGGGGCTCCTGATTCTGTTGCCCGTTCCATGGCGACTAGTGTGGCGACTACGGAAAGCTCCGACAACCTATCTCAATCCATCCTGATTTCAGCCGCGCAATCCACTGCCAATGGCGGCGCTCCCGACTCAGTCGCCCGCTCTATGGCGACAAGCGTGGCGACGATAGAAGCTTCCGACAATTTGTCACAAAGCGTTTTGATTTCAACCATAAGCTCCACTATCGCCAGTAACGCCATCAATGATGTGCTTGTGGGTGTGAATGAAGCCCGTATGGCCCTTTTTTGATTTGTCCTTTACCTAAATTCTTATGCCAGCACCAAATAACAATCCACTGTTCACTGCAACTCCAGTTGTCACGTTCAATTCCATTCCTAATACATGGGCCGTTCCTCGCAGCGATGGCTACAGCGCTGGCGTGGGCATTGATAATATGATTGCCGCGTTTTCCGGTGGGCCAAATGGCAGCTACATTGACACTATTCGTTGGACATGTATGGCGTCAGGAGCAACCAATAGCGTCGCTACTGTGCTTCGTACCTATATCAGCACTGTGCCTGTTCCCGGGTTGACAACTGACCTAAATACTTTTCTCTTTTCCGAAGTCGGTGTTCCCATCATTGCCGCATCGAGCGCTACAAACGCCGCCAACTACTACGAAGTTCCTGTTGGCCGCGCCATCGGTTCAGGTCAATATCTCCACATTTCTCAACACACCGCTCAAACCAGCAATCTGAATTGGGGCGCTATCATTTTCGGAGGCAACTACTGATGATTGACACATTCCACTTTCCGATTGGACGCGGAGGCTTGAACCAAATCTTTTACGCTGCTGGCATCAGTTCTGTTGTCACGGTTGGCAGCTGGCAGGTTTGGCAAAAGCCAAAGGGCGCAATGATGGTGAGTATTCTATGCATTGGCTCTGGGGCGTCTGGGGCTGGTGGAAATTCCCGTCCTGCTGGAAACTCTGGAATTAGTGCCGGTGGCGGCGGCGGTGGATCTAGCGGCTATACAAAACTGATTATTCCTGCGTTCTTCCTTCCCGAGTTTCTACATATTTCTGTAGGCGTGGGAGCAAACGGCGGCGCGGCTAACGGACCCGGTGTCATTGGCATGAACTCCTACGTTTCGGCCATTCGTGGAAGTATTACAGCCGCAAACCTTTATACTTCGGCCAATGCCAATAATCCTGCTGCTCCAGCGGCTGCTGGAACAACTGGCGCTGCGGGTGCCGCAGGCACTATTGCAGTGCAAACTGCTATGCAGCTTTCTTACCCGGGTGCTTGGAAGGCGGACGTTAGTATTGCGGGTGGTGCGGGTGGTATTACCGCAGGTGCGGCTGCGGCTGTAACGGCCATGGTCAACTCAATGCTTTGCGGTGGATCTGGAGGAGGTGGAACCACCAGTAATAACAACAATCTAACTGCTGGCGGCGCAATTACCGGCGCTGGTCTTATTACTACGATTCCCGGCGGTCTCGCGAGTGGCGGCCATGGCAACTCGGGCTTTTGGCAGTTCCAAGGCCTGTGCGGGACTGGTGGAACTGGCGGCGGCTCTAATCCGACGGGGAGTAATATTGGTGGCAAGGGTGGCCAAGGCGGCTTTGGCTGCGGCGGCGGCGGCGGCGGTCAAGGTGTAACTGGAGGGCAAGGTGGCAAGGCTGGCGACGGCCTTGTGATCATTTCCTGCTGGTGATCTCTGAGGCTTCGCTTTTGTCTTGACCTTTCTGGGAAAACTATCATCATAGGCGGTTTATACACCACCTATGAAAATAGCCCATTGGACAATCCGCAATAATTCAGGCATGGCCCGCGTTGCCGAATCTTGCGTGGCCAGCGAAAAAGCTTTGGGGTATGACTCCATCCTTTGCAATCCTCAGGACGCCAGCACTTTTGACGCTGGGCTTGACGCTGACATTCACGTAAGCCACACCCATTTCCCAGACTCCATGCGTAAGCGGGTGAAAAAGCCGCTCAAGATCGTTTGGGTATGTCATGGAACTCCAGAGCACATTTTTCAGGGATCTGTTGAAGAGGGGGCTAAAAAGTCTTATGGCCATTCCGATGGGTGGATGCTGACGCAGAATTGGCTCAGAACAGCCGATGCCATTGTTACTTTTTGGCCGCGCCATCAGGCTATTTGGCAAAGCCTGTGCGACAAGGGGCGCGCCGTCCACTGCATCCCCCTCGGTGTTGACAAGAACTTCTGGAAGCCGTTGCCCACTCGTGGTAAATTCGCTGGCTCCCCTTCGGTTTTGACCTGTGAAAATCAGCACACCATCAAATGGTCTCTCGACCTTTTCATGGCATGGGGACCTTGGATCGCCCCGAACGTAAAAGGCGAGGCGCGCCTACACCACCCCTATCTCCCGAATGATATGCACCGCTGGTTCTTCCCAATGGTCAATCGCAACGGGACTTCTTACTGGAGCCATATCTCCCCAATCGCCTTTGATCACGATACGCTGCGCAATGCATTCTGCTCAACGGACTTCTTCCTTGGGATGGTGCGCTACGGAGACTTTAACCGCCTGTGTCTTGAGGCGAATGCGTCAGGCGCGAAAACCATTTCGTATGCCGGTAACCCCTATTCGGACTACTGGATAACAGAGGGGGATCAGCGGGTCTTTGCGGCTGAACTCGTCAATATTTTGAACGGCGAAGTGGAGCCTCGCAAAAAAGAGATTGTCCCAGACGTGTCGGAAACCGCCAAGGCAATGATCGAGATTTACAAAAACCTATGAGCGTAATCAATTCTATTCACCCCACTGCTGTTATCGGCGAGGGAACTCGCGTCTGGAACTTCTCCGTAGTCCTTGCCAACGTTGAAATTGGAAAGAACTGCAACATCGGTTCTTGCTGCGAAATCGGCCATGGAACGACCATTGGAGATGGAACGAGAATTGGCTTTAACACCTTTCTGCCGCCCAACAGCCGGATTGGGCACAGCGTCTTTATTGGCCCCGGCGTTGTTGCGTGCGATGATCGTAACCCGGTCGTGAGCAACCCGGGCTACAGGGCAGAGCCTCCGATCATTGAAGATGATGCCTCCATTGGCGCTGGCGCGGTTCTTTTGCCCGGGGTCAGAATTGGAAAAGGAGCGCGGATTGGGGCTGGAGCCATCGTAACAAAGGACGTTGAAGCCTTCTCTATGGTTCGCGGGGAGCCCGCCAGAGTCCGGGACACAGTTAGAACTTAGCCTCTTTTAGGTGTAATCTCTTACTGTGTTTGGCGCATATTTTTACGGTCAATCCTTCTACGGCGCTTCGCAGGCCGAACAAATTACCATTAGGCCCAATGCGGGCGGTATGTTTGGCTCTGCCACGTTTGGTCAGTCGTATTATGGCCAACAGCTCTATTTCGGAGAGACCCCAGCGCCGGTTCCACCTACTCCTCCAAAGCCTGTTGGCGGTGGGGGTGGCGGTGGTGGCGTAAGCGACCGTCGCGGAAAGGTCCGCAGAGCGCTCTTTGCCCCTGCCCCGGAACCGAAGTATGAGACGATAAAGTTTCCGAATCTTGTCACGGTTTTTGAGACCGAGATCAAAGACATTTCAGGCTCCAAATCCGAGATTCGCGCCGACGTTATCAAGTCGTCTCGCGGCAAGCGTCCCGTAGCCCCCCGTTTCTATGGGATTGTTGCTGGGGTTGCCGAGCGCTCTTCCTCCTCAAAATCCACTCAGTTTTTCAAGGGCGCGGCTCATGGAGTCGTTTCCTCTGTCGGTTTTTCAAAATCCATCTCGGAGTCTTCTGAAAACAACTTGGGAATTCCTGTCTGGACAGCGAAAACCAGATCGAAATCTTCTTTTTACGGATTTGCGAATCCACTGGTGGAGATCGGCTCAAAAGAGCATGTCAGAAAGACCTCTTTTTACGGTTGGGCTGAGGGTGAGTCTATGGTTGAGTTTACCCCAGATCAAGAGGCGCTATTGACCTTGATAGCGCAAGATACGTTTTTTAACGAATAGGCTAGTTTTTGCATTTTTAGTTAAATTGGGCAAAAAATGCGTGTAACCCCTTACACGCACGTATGTCCACACTACCCGCCGACTATCTCTACAAGTCTAGATTTGAAACCTCGGCCCGCATAGTTTCGCCATCGGACCAAGATCGTTTTGTCGCAAAAGCATCGATTGATGCTCTCAGAGGGCTGTTGCCTTCCGGAATTCGCCCCGAGGACAATCCTGACCTGCTTTACTTCGCGGCTGATGGCGCTGTCGCTGGCATGGTCAACAAGAACGGGGATTCTGTAACGACGGAGACCGCTCTCGCGATTAACCATACGGCGAAGCACAAGTTCATCTCGACCGAACATGACCGCGACAGCGTAGTGGGCTTTATCCTTGATTCTGCTGTTACGCGCTTTGGGACTAGCGAGCCAATCACCGCATCCGAAGCCGCCATGCTGAAAGAGCCGTTCAATATGTCCGTGGTCGGCGCGCTGTGGAAAGCTGTCAACCCCATGCTCTCCAAGTACCTCACGATGAATGATGATTCCGTGGGCACGGAGGCCCTGAGCCTCTCATGGGAAATCGCGTTTCAGGCCTATGATATCGGTGTGGGCTCCAAGAATCTCTTTGACGCCAAGGTTATTTCGTCCGACGACCAGAATTTCGGAGCATACGACCGTCTTCTTACCTGTAACGGGGGCAATGGTCGCGCAAATAACGGCGATCTGCTTTTCCGAATTATCAAAGGCTCTCCAGTCATCCTTGGATACTCTATCGTGTCGAATCCCGCCGCAGATGTCAAGGGAATTTTGCCTATTACGAAAAATATTGTGGCAGAGAACATTCCAGAGAATCCAGACAATGGTGTCCCGGCTGAGGTGACTACCATGGATCGATCCCAGCCGAAAGAGGCTATTGTGTCTAGCCCCGGAGAAGAGGCCGCCGCATCCACGAACCAGCTTCGGATGAAAGAGCCTGTTGCTCTGCCAGATGGCCAATATAACGCTCTGCGTTTCGGCTATGTAATCGAACTGAGCAACAGTCAATCGGCCAAGGCTACGATTTTGGGCACCGACGAAGGTGTGCGCAACACTCGTGAGGGAGCGACGAGTGAGGTGGTCGAAATCAAGAGCGGAAAGATCTTTTTTCCCTCTCATGCACCAGTCGTGATTGACAGCTTGAATACCTCCCTCTCAGCCGCCTCTGAAAATATTTCACAGAAAAGTCAACAAAAAAATATAACTCCGGACAATCCGCGTGTAAACCTCAATAGACCTAATCCTATGGACATCAAGACTATTTCCGACATTGAACAGAACTGGGCTGAAATCTGCAAAATGGAAGCCACCGCTTCCGTCGCCCTCATTCAGGAAGCCATCAACAAGGGCTCTGAAGAATACGTCGCCAAGATCGAGGCGGAGAAAAACCTCTTGAAAAACGCTGAAGAGGCCAAGGCCTCAGCTGAAAAGCGCAGCGCCGAACTCGAAGTGGCGATTGCCGAAGTTCGCAAGCAGCTCGAAGAGTTGACCCAGCGCGCTCAGGCGTCTGAACTCGCCGCCAAGTACCAAGAGCGTATGGCCTCGTTTGAAGAGGATTTCGATCTTGATGACGAAGACCGCCAGCTCATCGCCTCTGATATCCGCGAGCTGTCGGACGAGGCCTTTGCCGCCTATGCCAAGAAATGCAAGAAGCTGATGGCTGGCAAGTTCAAGCGCGGCGGCGACCCGACGTTCAAGAAGACCCTCGACAAGGACAAGACGGACGACAGCTGCGACAAAGGCGGTAAAGCCAGCGACCACAAAGACGCTGATGACGCTAAAGCCTCGGTGGATCTCAAGGCCGCTTTTGCCTCCGCCAAAGACAATGGCAGCACCGATACAAAAATCGTGAACGGCGTGAACGTGGACGAGGATCTCCTTGCCACCATGAAAAACGCCTTTGCCGAATCTTTTAAGCTCGACGGCAAGCCGCTGTCTGCCGCCAAGAAATAATAACCTCAGAACTCAACAAAACTCAACTCACTCTCTACTAGAGACTAATAACCATGGCTACTATTCGCACTCGCCTCTATCCCCTCAAGGACGTGAATGACCACGATGTCATCCCGTTCTTCTCGCTTGACCAGTCGTCTGGTCTCGCTGGTCAGCTTGTCAAGATCGTCACTGGAGCCGCTAACCCGCAGAATGCGGATGGCTGGTCTAACTCCAGCGTCGGTGCGCCTATCGCGCTCACGGCCTCTTACCGCTACGAGACGAAGCTGAAAGTCACCCCGACCTCTTCGGGCGACACCCGCTTCAACTCGCTCGGCGTTACCCTGCTCAGCACTCTGGAGTTCGATGAGAACAGCCAGCCCCTGCGCTACAACGAGCGCCGCGCCAAAGAAATCGGTGCCGTTATTTCCGGCGAGTCTGTTCCGGTTGCCACCAAGGCTTCGGTTCTCGGCTTGTGGGGTTACGCTATCGATCAGCGTTTCGGGGCTCCTGCCCCCGGCAAGCTTGCCGTCGTTTCTTACTCTGGTAACGGCACCATCGGCGTCGTTGATCCCCTTAGCGCGAACTTCGCTGCGACCGCTACCGCTGTTGCCTACACGCAAGCCCATGTTATCGGTAAGTGGATCACCACCCTTCCGGCCTCGTCCAACACGGGCATCGCCAGTGAGTTCTCTGCTCAGGGCGGCTATGCGCTGCTCCAGCTCAACATGAACGCCTAATCCTGAAAGGATCTCACTCAAATGAAAAAAATCACTATCGAAAAGAACGCAGCCAACACCAAGCTTTTCAAGCTGATGGCTGACACCCGCAACATGACGGAAGCCGTCAAAGCCCGCGAGGCCTTTGCCGCTTTCATCACGCAGCCCATCCTCAACGTCATCGAGTCTTCGCC